CCCCGTCTAACTCGTAACCGCTTACTAAGTCAAAATTTATAAAAGTGCTGTACTTTAAAGACCCATTAAAAATAGTGTCAGGCGCACTATAAAGATTTAAAAACTGTGTTATAACTCCTGCTACCTCGTATTCTTCTCCTATCCTAATATAATACTTAAAATAACTGTTAGGCGCTTCTTTAGGTTGCGTATCTGTATCATATTTAAAGAAGTCAGTACCTACATAATCCTCTAAAACTCTGCTAACATCTGAAACACCGTAACTATAATTAATCTCTGGTGGTATTCTCAAAGTTCTTAGTAAAGTTGTGTTTGTAGTATCATATATTTCAAATATAAAATTAAATTTAGGCTCTGCTACGTTACTACTTGAACAAGTGAAAACTACACTATTATAAACGCTAGTATATTCTATGGGGCTTTGTTTTATTGTTATTGCCATTATGCTCTTTCTATCATTGCAAACGCTATAGACTTGCCTAACTCGTCCTCTAACGCTTCTATTCTACCATCTGTTATTACATCTCTAAACCAGTATGTTGGTTTAATTCCAAATCTCTTTTTATTAATTGCTGCTCCAAAACCAAATCCTTTACTATCTGGTATATCTAAACCAAACTTATTTCTACCCCACTTGCTAAGCGCTTCTATCATTCCCCTACCTACACTTTCATTCTTAAATGAGTAAGGTGTATTAAATTTAGTTCTAGTACCGCTTACTCCCTCATCTTGATACGCTCCGTACATTGGATACTCTAAAGTATAAATAAGCATATCGTCCAATTCAACTACATTAGGTGCGGTTGTCATCTCTTGCGCTAAAGCCATTGTGTAATTTAACCCTTTGTTGTCTATGCTTCTTCTAAGGTCATCTTGTAAATCACTAGCAAACTGAGTTAATACACCTTTAATAGTACCGTCTAAAAAGTCGCTAGTTAAATCTATGTCATCAAAACCGCCCTCAATACTAATACCGTCTGCCATACTAATAAAATATAAAAAAAAAATTAAGTTTATCTACCGCTACGCATTTGCTGTAGTTTAATTTGTCTTTCCTGCTCTTTTTGTTTATCCTTATAGAATGAGCAAATATTTAAAAACTGTATTACTCCCATCTTCTCAAACTCCTCCCAAGTCTCAGGTCTACTATTGGATAAGTTATCTAAGGTTATAAACCATCCCCAGTTTTCAAAGCCCTTTCCACTTCTCGCAATTCTTCCCTCGTCTTTTGTAGCGTCTTTGTCAAATAGTTTTCTATAATTGGTGTTAAGTGCTTCGAGAGTTTGCAAAAAAAAACAATGATAGGGTAAGCAATAGACACAGGTAATTCTTCATAAAGTAACTTAGACAACTCTATTAGATCAACATCTACATATTCCCTCTTTAACTTCTTCCAATTAAATCTAGTCGGCTTTATTACCTGTGCTAAAATGATGTGCAAGTTTTTATCTATGTGCTCCTCATCTTTTTGTAACCCTTGAAATATGTGCATAGTACTCATATAAGTACCTGCACTACTCTTTGATGCATCAGGCTCTACTTTATACCTAACGCCTTTTAGTTTAAACTCCATTTTAGGCTTGCCCTTTGGTAGTTCATTTAAAAAGGATAACTGCTTTGAGTATTTCTTAGCATCCTCAATAGTAACCTTTCTAACTTCTTCAATAGTGCTATTGGTTACTACCTTTAAAGTATGTATTATTTGCTCTACTTCGTTCTTATCTTTGTAGTTACTTGGTAGTAGGTCGATAAATTGACCTATTGTTATATCGTTCCAGTTCTTAGGTAGTTTCATTTGCTATAATTATATCTAAATATTCTTTCAGTTTAATAAGTTGTTCTAATGTTAAGCAAGTAAGATTACTGTTATGGTAGTCGCTAATACCAATTTCTATAACACTACCTTTAAAACCCTCTTCTACATAAAGCTCTTCGTTAAAATATTCTTGTTTCATCCAACAAAGATAATTAAATTATTGAATAAATACCTTGATTTCTATGTGCTAGATGTATTATTGCGCCGTATCTTATTGCGTCCATTCCATGATTGAATTTATCAATAGGCTTGCCTATGCTTTTACCTGTCTTATCAACCGCCCATTTATAACTTCTAAACTCTTTCCTTATGTTAGTACTCTTATTAGTTAAGTGTATTTTAAAACGCTTTAAAACGTCTATACCGTTCTTAATACTATCTGCTCCTTTCTTAGTTGGCTTAGCGTTTATTCCTTGTCTGTAAAGTTCCTCAATACTCTTAGGTTCTGCACTATCACAAATAACCTCTTGTTGTCTTGTTACTCCAAACTGCTTTAGCCTATTGGCAATATCCTCATTAGTTAAACCACTCTCATAAATCAACTCATTAATGTATAAGTCTTGGTCATGGCGGTAAATCTCTACTACTGCTGTTGGGTCATTAGTAAACCCAAAATCTAAACCATAGCAAACAAATTTAGCATTGCTTGGTATCTCGTTAACCATTGTAACAGTATCATAAACTAAACCTGTAATATTACCGTACTCTCCTAAGCCGTATATCTTCCAGAACTCAGGATCTGTTTTTTGCAGGTACTCAATCTCTTCTACTAATGTCTGAGGGAGGAAAGTATTATCTTTGTAAGTGCTTACTATTGTCTCAACGTCCCCCTTATCTAAACTTCTCTTTTGCTCTAACTCGGTATTAATCCAAATATCTTCATCGTCTGGGTTGAAGTCTATAAATATTCTATCTGTGGTACGCATAAGCAACTGAAAGAACTCGCTTTTATACTCTAGTTCGTTTGCTTCATTACAGTAAAGTATATTTCTTTTAGCACCTCTTAACTTCTGCTGGTCATCTGCACCAAAGAACTCAACTAGCCTACCGTCATAACTATACGTTTTCTTAGTCTTGTTGTGGTCTATTAAATCGTACCACCCATTATTTAGTAGTATCTCCTCAAAATCTCTTACTACTGTTTTCTCTAATGTTGTTTGATGCTTCCTAACTGTACTCCATACGCCTTTATGTATGTAGTTACCCTTACCCATTTCTCCACTAACTAACCATAAAGCGCAAAGTTGTGCAATAGAATAGGTTTTACTACTTCTAGTACCCCCTCTATTAACTACTATCTTCTTTGTAGTGTTACGGTTCTTTGTGAATATTGGCGTTACTTCCATTAATCTCTTGACTTTTCTATTATCTCTACTGTCTTAATAGTTGTTTCAGTTCTATCTGGCTCATTCAATCCTAGCATCTTGGCCAACTGCTCTAATGCTCTTAACTTGTCTGTGTTCTTAGTTTGATTCATTAACCTATAAAATGCTTTGCTATCTTCTTTACCTAGTGTATTATCCTTACCAAGTTTGAAAGTATAGTCAGCATCACTAATTACTTCTAATAGCCCGTTAACTATAAATGATCTATCTATTAAATGTGCTTTTGCGGTTGCTTCTCTGAGTTCTTCTACCCTTGCCGTAATATTGTCCTCTGAAAGTAAATGAGAAGCCTTAGAAGCAATCCAATTAGCATCAGGGTCTGTAACATCATAAGCCTGTCTATACGCTTCGCTAGCATTACCTAACTCTACATACAAATTAGCGAACTTCTCTTGTTTAGGTGTTAGTGGTTTCATTTGTAAATATATTTAAAATAAGAGAATATACTTTTAGCATCTAACTCTTCATAGAGAATATGTTTTCCTATTGCACCCTCAAAGATCAAAGTATTATTAATGCTTCTATTCTCGTTAAAGTCCTTTGCTAGTATCTCCTCGCTTAACTCTTCGTGCTTTAGTTTTAACCCAGTTAAATAAAAATCTATTAAGTTATTTCTTAATCCCATATCTCTACTATATGATTGATATTAAACATTCTCTTTTGACTTGTTATCTCGGCTCTCAAAGGTACGTTAATATCTAGCAATATGAAGTTAATACCTAGTGAATTATGCTTACCTATTATCTGTATTAGTTCTTTTGCTGTACAGTTGTTAACTCTGTGCTTCTCTCCTGTTGTTAGTGTTATGTTCATAACTTCCTTAAATACTTTTTAATGTTCTTATAAGTAACGTCTTGCACCCTATCTACCTCTCCATCTTTCATTACATTAACCTGCATTACTACGGTTTTATTTT